TCGCCTTCTTGGTTTGGTCGGCTGCCGATCCTTGGATCAATCTGTTCAGCGCCTTGTAGGTAAAGGCCCTGCGTATTCTTTCAACGCTTCATCGTGTGGCAGGGGTTTGCCTGCGCCGAACTTAGTGGGCTCCCAGAGATGGAACCTACACTTGCGGCCCAGTAGTGTACGGATCTGTCCAGTGTTTGCGGCTCGCCTTGCCGCCATCTCCGCCAGTGCCTTCACAAACGGAACCTTATTGCGGTGCTGGGTCAGGAGTTCTTTCGCTGCCTCGGGAGACAAATCGATCTGGTCCGCCAACTTACCAACGCCCATGCCATACATGATTCCCAGGTTCACAGCCTTTGCTGCCTTACGGGAGATGCTTGCCAAGTCTGCCACCATCTGGTGCAAGTCTACGTCTGAGGTGTTGTACTCCTGAACGATCTCATCGAGCAAATCTTTACGAGGCATCTCCCCAACACTGGCCGCGAAGTGTACCAACAATCTTGGCTCTTGGCTAGAATAATCGAACGATCCCCACTTGTATCCCTCTTCTGGGACAAACAACCCACGGATTAACTTCTTGATGTCCTTATCTCTTGCCGGAATTTGTTGAAGGTTAGGGTTGCTTGAAGAAAATCTACCCGTTACCGTGCCGCCCTCGTCCCTTCTGGTAGAGTGGAGCTCGGTGTGAATGCGTCCGTTGTGCTCGTGCCGCAGGATGCTGTCGATGAATGTGCTGTCAGCCTTGTCGAACTCACGGAGCTTGACTAACTGCTGGCAAATCTCTGACGGGTGGCTGTTGAGCCAAGACTTGGTGAACGACACAGCGCCCTTCTCGGTCCTTGGATACTTCAGGCCCAGCTTGTCAAACATCTTTGCAATAGAAGCGGAGGCCCAGATATCTACGTCCAAGCCTGATGTTGTCTTGATAGCCTGACGTAGCTCCTTGGTCTTCCCACGGATTAACTTCTTGTTCTTGTCCGCCTTGTCCAAATCCACGCGCACCCCGTTGCTTCTCATGTCCAGCATGCAAGGGATCAGGTCTGTCTCTATGTTCCATATGTTCCAGAGCTCTTGGTCCTCGAGCTCGACCTTCAACGCCTGCCACAGTTTAAGTGTAGCTACAGCATCTCGCTCGGCGTAGGCTCCCACATACATAGGAGGAAGTTGCCACATCTCTGCCTTGGGATCGATGCCCCACGCCTTGGCTGCGGCCTTCAACAACTTCTCGTCCTTGCGGATGCCAGCATAGTCTCGAGCCATAGCGTCAAGGCCAAAGGACCAACGGTTCTCGTCCACCAGTGCACCAGTAATCATGGTGTCAATGATCTTGCCTTTGATCTCTACGCCCTCGGCTCTCATCCACCCCGCATCGTAAGTTGCGTTGTGCATAATCACATGCATGTCAGGCACAGCCATCTGTTTGCCAAGCCACCGCATAGCGATCTTGGCGTCTAGGTTGTGACCGTTCTCGTGCCTGATCGGGAAGTACCCTTGGTATTCCCCCGCAGCAACAGCGATGCCTATGATGTGCCCATCCTTGCGCGACCAACCTGGGCCCAAGGTTTTGATGTTTGGGTCCTTAGTCTCAAGGTCTACTGCCACCTCTTTGTACCCTGTTAAATCAGGGAACTCCGTAGGTATATTCCAGTCCTTGTCAATCAAGTCCATCTCACCCTTGAACTCATGGTGTAGATCACTGCCAAACAAACTATTCATCCTTGATTTTCCTATGAAGTGCAAATCTCTCGTCTGCCTCACGGGTTTCCTCAGAGAACTCAGCGCCGAGGGCCGTGTACCCTGCCTTATCCGTCCATGAGTCGTCATGGTCTAGGGTCTCAAGCAGGCGAGCCGTCTTCAACCAGTCCATCATCAAGATAACATGTTGCTCGGTTAGGTATCCATGGCTCATCAGTGCGCCATTCATTATGATGTTCCAGCCATTTGCTATACGACTGTGGTTTGTAAAGGCATCGCCGTAGTCCTTGGCTCTCTGACCATTGATCAGTTCTTTTGCCTTGTCTAAAATTTCATCACGTTTCATCTTCTTTCTCCTCTGGATAATAAACTAACACCATCGAATTACATTTGGGGCAGGACAGGTTAGTGACCATGCTGTAATCCTCGTGCATACATTCAACGTCTTCACCCTCGTTTGCGGCTATTCCTGTGGAAAAGCTTTCGACATCACAGTCGTGATCTCCTCCCCAAATAAGTTCTGTCTTACAGTGCCAACAGTTCATTCCATAACCTCCAGTTTGTTGTTTCGTATCTTTGGACGGATGCTGCTCGTCATTGGTGTTGGGCGCGAATACGAATAGAATATATGCTGGTCTATCCGTGCTATTCGGTACAGTTTGTTTCGCCATATCGGGCGCACCTTAGTAGTGTGGTAGTGATCAGCGTCGCTGTACGGCAAGATCCCAGGATCCTTTAGTATCTTCTCCGCTAATGCTGTAGCGTTTTCCCACGCCCTCTTGTTCTTGGCCCTCGGTACTTTGCCCTTCCTTACGAATGAGAACTGGCGGTCCTCCATGACCACGCCACATACGGACGAAGGCCACCTCTTGGATTCCACCCTGTTTATTATAACCTTGGCAACCATAAGCTGGGCTTGGTAACTTTCTCCTCGCGCTTCATGGTACAAAGCCAACGCAAGACACATTGATGCTATCATATTGTGTACCTGTAGTTGTTATTAGATTGTAAAATGTACAAAGATTCTCGTGCCCTTGTGACGCCAACGTAGAACGCTCGGTGCTCATCGTCAGGGTACTTGCTCTGAACACACGCCTTGGTAGATGCTGTGTACACCACGCAGTTGTCGTCCTCTCCGCCCTTCATGGCGTGGAACGTAGATATCTTAATCCGTGGGGGTGACAGAAGATCCTCGCCCCTACGTTGGATGGCCTCGATGTACGTTTGCATACTGCCAGACACCTTCAATACTTTGTATGCAGCAAACTCTGGGCCGCACAGAAGTCCGTACTCTGATCTAAGTGTATCCATATCTATTTCGGCATCAATCTCCAGAGCCTCCAGTAGTTTGGCAGACCCGCGTTTAACCACAGCGTCCGTGCCCTGCTTGGGTAGGCCAGAGTACAATGTCTTGACCCGCTCTAACCCTAGCTTCTTGCCCTGGCACAGCTCATCCCAAGCCATGATGTTGCCTATCAACTTCTGAGATATACTGGGACGGCCTTTGACAGAGTACTTAAACCCTGTGTTCGAAAACCACTTCGCCATCTCTCGAACGTAGGTGTTTGTTCGCGCCATCACGGTCCATGATCCTTCGGTAAAAGGAATATCCTCCATGTGATTAACGAACTCGACCTCCCCCAACTCCTCTCGAGCCAAGAACTCTTTCTCTACCCGAGTGCCAATCCGGTTAACGATGGTCTGAGACAGGCGGTGAATAGACTTTGGTATACGGTACGACTGCTTTAAAATCTCTACGTTTTCTGAAGAGTTAACGAACATGCGTACATCTACCCCAGTCCAACGGTGCACTGCCTGATCGTCGTCCCCTGCAATAATCGTTTGCTGGGAGAACTCAGCTAGTTTGTGCGCCATATCCCACTGCAAGGGGGTGAAGTCTTGAGCCTCGTCAATGAATAGATAGTCCAAGTGGGGCGGTTCCCCGATCTCGATGTACTTCTCAATCATATCCACAAAGTCATACTTGCTGTTCTGTTGCTTGTACTCTTCGATCTGAGCGCCGACCTGCTCCAGCTTCGGGTAAAACAATGTACGGTCTGATGCTTCGTTGAACTCTTGCTCCAACGTAATCATTCTGTAGCGAGCACGGGTAATCATCTGTAGGTACTGGGCCCCTGAACCACCGATTGAGGGCAGAGATATGCCATCATCTACACTGGTTCGGTCCTCCCCTTCAAAGTTTAAGCCTACTATACTGCCAACAACCTCATAGTCTGCTATCTGCATAACATCTTGCGACTGCAAACCTAGCCCGTTGAACCCAAACGAATGGCTCGTCCTCATGTACGGAAAATCCACAGGTTCCAACGAGAACTCAGCGCATGATCGAGTGACCATCTCTTCGATAGCCTTGCGAGTAAACGAAATTACCCCGATGCGTGACGAATGTGTGCCTGCTTCCAGTGCGCCTTTGATCTCTTGGATTAAACGATAAGTCTTGCCGCAACCTGGAGGCCCTAAGATTAATTTAGAGTTAGGTATCATAGTTCTTTGCCCCTTGGTCTGGAGTTTACCCAATCCTCGATCTCGGTTAGCACCCAGCGGCTAGATGACCGCTTGCTGTGCTCGTCACCAAGAACAATGGGCTGGGGGAAGTCTGTTTTCTGAGCTACCAATTTGTAGATGTATGACTTGGATACACCCAACATGTTGGCAACCTCTCCTACGCGGAGGAGCCTATTAGAAGGGTATGTCATCGTTCATCTCCTTGATGGGTAGTTCAATTTTGTTTTCTTCAAATGAAGGTATGTACCAGCAGCGAATGATTGAACGTGTGCCGTCAGACTTACGAATGTTTTGTCTTGATGCATCGCCGCCCAAGTCTCTAATCATCTGGATCAAGTTGCCTCGGTTCTCGACCTTGAACCTGCGGTGGTGCAGGTACTCAATCAGCCCCTCTAGTTTAAACATAGTAGAGCCACCGTCTGTCCAAGGCTTGCCCATTTCCATTTCTTCTGGGGCCATGGCTCTGATCTGACTGGTGCAGTACGAGCGAAGGTGATCTTTGAATTGTCCTTTGATTGTGGCTTCTTCTGGAACCTCTAAGTGGGTAGCAGCTTGCATCAACTGATTGATCATGGTTTGCCACTTCTGAGGTTTAACTGTTGGAGGCATGATGTTCATCTGCTCCATGCAAGCACGTTGCCACAGGACTTGGTTCTGTAACTGCTCAGTCGTAAGCTGGATCCGTCCACCGTTTACATCCATGAAATAAACTCGAGGCTCCGACAACATAATCGTTAGCCCTCCGACCTCGGGGGCATCAGGAGCGTCCTTGCCTATCCCGAACTTACGCACAGCGCACAGAACTGGATCACAGTAGCTCTTGAACGGTTGGTCCTTGCATGTGTAGCCCCAGTCCTTCTTAGTCAGGGATTTACGAAGGTTAAGGATCTCATGGGAAGGGAGCGGATCAGAGCATAATGTACGGTTGTCCTCCTCTAGCCTATTCTCCCAGTCGTCACTGTGCTTGAGTTTGTTGTACACGCCACACATAAACATAGTCTTATTGCGTTCGTCAGTGATGGGCCCCTCCGAAAACAAATGCTCCAAGCAGGGTGGTCCATCGGTGAAATGCTTGCGCTCCCCTGCAAACTTCAGGCCCTCAAGCTCGGGCAACGAAACACGGGCCTTGTCTACCGCATCAAGAAACTCGTCTAGCTCTAACGCTTCCGTCTTCTTGTTAAAGCAATACCTCTGAGGCAAATCGGCGTTAAAGTAGGGCATGTTGATAAAGTTACCTACGTCCCCACGCTCGGCAATAATTGTATCCTGTTTGGGAAATATCTCACAGCCACTGTGGCCCAGCGCAATCGACATCTCCGACAGGTAATCTCTAACTTGTGCTGCCGTCTCCCAGTCCTTCATAAACAAGTATAGGTGAGCGCCTCCCGATTTAGATCGGCAGTGCATCAAAGGCAGTTTCATCTTTTGTATCTTATCCTGGAGTTCGCCGTGGTTTAGATCGTAGACATCTATATCCAGACAGCCGAACTGGCATTTGTTATCGTCATTGATTGGGATCGCCCCGACCCCTTGCGTACCATCGATGTGAGCCTGCACTAGCTCCTCGGTCAACGGCTCTCGGATTATTCGGCTCTGTGATTCGGCCTTACCGTTTCGCCCTACCCGCCCAACAATGGTCGTGCCATGTGCATTACCCGCCCCCGCAAAGGTAGCCAGCAACCTGCTTGCTTGTGACATCTTCTGCTCCTTGATTGGTGAATAAAAAGGGGCGCACTATTGGACATGGTGCGCCCCTAAAACTGCTACCTAGAACGGAATGTCATCGTCCACTGGCTTGGAGGATGCAGTGGAGCTACTCTCCTCCGACACAGCTTTTGCTTCACCTGCGGCCACGCTATCACGGAACGCTTTGGCCTCAAGCAGTAAATCACGGTCCTCGATCAGACCTAGATTTTCAATAGAATAGTTAAACCAGTCACCTTTGTCATTGCTTTCCCCAACCGTGGTGAACTTCCACATTGTTGCAAATAGAGGTGGCTTAACCATAGCCCCTGTCTTGGGGTGCTTGATCTTCTGCATGGCAATCTGAGTTTTCCAACGCCGACTAACCTTTAATTGTGTAGACTTCATGTCAATCACAACAGGCTGGCTGATGCCGTCCTCGCCCATAACCAAGCAGTAATGTTGATCCGACTTCACTAGCTCGTTGCCAGTGGGTAGGATCTCTTTCGAGCCCTGACGTTCAGTGCGCTGTAGTATAGGATCAGTAGGCTCAATCTTTCCACGGAACCCGCCACCTTGGTCCATAGGAACGAACTCCAGATACTCTGTAGTTTGGTAACACGGAACTACAGTGATGCCTTTGTCGCCAGGATAAATTTCCATGGTGACGTTGTTAAACATGTCAGATTGTTCTGCTTCTGCGATGTACTCTGCTTTGCCCTTCTTAACCTGCGGGGAACCAGATTGAATTATACGCAGAAACGGAATCTGCAACTCGCTGCTGTCAAATGACGTACCCTCACCAGCAAACTCTAGGATGTCGTCCATGACATCTGTGCTTAACTCTGCACTTTTTTTCGTAGCTACTTGATTAGCCATTATGCTTTCCTCTTTAATTGTGCTGTATTGTTTACGAAGGCCCCGAACATATCGAGGTCAATGGGTTTACCATCTGTGATGCGCTCCTTCACGAACGCCTTCAGTGTAGATGGATGAACATGAGTCTTGGTGCTTGGATCAAACCCCCGATCCTTGAGCAGTCCGACTACGTCCCCCGCTACATTGTCTTGGCCCTTGCCAAACGAAATGATAACATCGTTCTTTATGATGTCGTCCAAGCGGTTCTCCCGTAACCAAGAGTATGCTTCCTCTCTACGGTCAACAGGTATGGATGCGCTAACAACCATCCTTCGCTCTACAGTCAGACCGTCAACATCTAAACGCTCGACACCCATCTCGTCCATTAAAGCTGGGATGTTCTCCACGGAGAGCTTGTGCTTCTCCTGCTTCAATGCTTTGATATGTGTTTCTGCTTCGGCTATCTGGTCTTCCACTCCTCGGAGTGTACGCACTAACTGGCTCAGTTGTTTGCCAGTCCCTACGTCAATGTTCGATACGGCATCTGCCTCATCGAAAAAGTCTTCAAAGATATCGTCCATAAAAGTTTTTCCTCTTCAGGGTTGATTTATCCGGTAGCTTCATGCTATCCGTAATGTGGACAATAGTGGAGGTATGTAATGACTGTCAAGCTGAAATATAA